TGGCACATCAGGAACAGGAGGTACAGGTGGTAGTGCCGGAACGTCAGGATCAAGTGGCACATCAGGAAGTAGTGGCTCATCAGGAAGTTCAGGAAGTGGTGGTATAAGTGGTGCTGGTGGTTCAGCTGGAACGTCAGGAAGTGGTGGTACATCCGGCTCAGGCGGCTCAAGCGGAACTAGTGGCAGTAGTGGAAGTAGTGGAAGTAGCGGCTCATCGGGATTATCTGGAGCTGGTGGTACTGGAGGCTCTGCTGGAACATCTGGCAGTGGAGGCACGTCAGGCACAAGCGGTTCCAGTGGAAGTAGTGGCAGTAGTGGAAGTAGCGGCTCATCAGGAACCTCATCAACTGCAGGAACTGCGGGTACTTCTGGAAGCGGAGGCTCATCAGGCACATCTGGTTCAACAGGAAGTGCTGGAACATCTGGCAGTGGGGGCTCATCAGGTACAGCATCTACCTCAGGTAGCGGAGGTTCATCAGGAACTTCTGGTAGCGGAGGTTCATCTGGCAGTGGAGGCTCCTCAGGAACAACAGGAACATCTGGAAGTGGTGGCTCATCAGGAACGGCAGGTAGTGGTGGCTCATCTGGCACAACAGGAACATCTGGAAGTGGAGGCTCTTCAGGAACAACAGGAACATCTGGTAGTGGTGGCTCATCAGGCACAGCAGGAAGTGGAGGCTCATCAGGAACTTCTGGTAGTGGTGGCACATCAGGTAGTGCTGGAACTGCAGGTAGTGGAGGCTCATCAGGAACAGCAGGTAGTGGTGGCACATCAGGTAGTGGAGGCTCATCTGGAACAGCAGGTAGTGGTGGCACATCAGGTAGTGGAGGCTCATCAGGTAGTGGAGGCTCATCAGGAACTTCTGGAAGTGGTGGCACATCAGGTAGTGGAGGCTCATCAGGAACTTCTGGAAGTGGAGGCTCTTCTGGCACTGGTGGTACGTCTGGATTATTATCATTAAGTGGTGCAACTGATAATGGTGTAATCACATTAAATGGTTCAGCACCAAACGGAACCGTTGAATCTAATTTGACATTTGATGGTACTACATTAGCTGTTACTGGTAACGCTACAATTAGTGGTAATCTTACAGTAAATGGTACAACAACTACAGTCAACACAGAAACAATATTACTTGCGGATAATATAATCACATTAAATTCTAATTTTACTTCCGGAGCACCGTCTGAAAATGCTGGTATAGAAGTAAGGAGAGGTTCATCTTCAACCGTTTCATTTTATTGGGATGAATCAACTGATAGATGGTACGCTGATAATACATTACAAGTAAATGGTAACGTAGTTCTTAGTGGTACAATTGATACTGGTCAAGGTGCAACTGAAGTTTATCTAATGAATCAAAACGTTAGAACTTCGGATAACGTTCAATTTAGTACTGTAAATGCATCAAATTTTAGAGATGGTACGGGAACATTTAACGTAAACTTAGGTAGTGGAGGTTCTGAAGGTAGAGGATTAGCTGCCGGTTATAGTGGTGGTTCTTATGGTGGATTGGGATACAATGTTAGACACACCGGAACCGGTGGTACATATATAGCCCCACTTGCAGATACATCAACTTATTTAACATTTAATCAGGGATTCACATTCCTTAATGACCAGAGTACAACTGCTGGTAGAACTGCATCATATACTCAAATTGGTAGATTGGATAGTGCTGGTACATTTACAATACCTGGTAACTTAGTATCTGCACAAGTTAATACTGGACAAGGTTTGACTGAAGTTCACCTAATGAATCAAAACGTTAGAACAACTGATAGTGTAACATTCGCAAACATATCAGGTCCTTTAAGTGGTAATGCAACAACAGCAACAACGGCAACTTTTATAAATGTACAAGATACAAGATCAACAGCTAGTACTCCACAAACAAATAACGCAAGCCAAGGTGTTAGATTTGATTTTAAGCAAAACTCAACAAATGGGTTAAGTGATGGTGGTACTTACAATGGTGTAATGTATTTCAGAAAGTATGGTAGTGGTGGTGATTGGTCTGGTGGTGGAGCAAACGAATTAGGATTTACTGATAATGGTAATATGTGGTTGAGATATGGTAGTTCAACTACATGGGGAGCTTGGAGACGTATAATGGATACTACATCTTATGCGTTTGCGGCTAATATGAATCAAAATGTTAGAACAAGCGATGATGTAACTTTTGGTAATATAACATCATCCGGTGCAGGTAAGGGATTGTATTTTACAGGCGGTAATAATAGAATATACTTTGCTGGTAATAGAGCGATAGAAGGAAATGGAACAACATTACAGATAGGAGAAGGACATTCTCTAACTCAATTACAAAGTTCAACTGCAACTTATCTTTATAATGGCTCAGTAGGTAATTCACCACCTCTTGTGTTTGGTAACGAAACCGGAGCTCCAAAGAAAGCAATCTATCTTGAAAGCTATTGGATGGTTTACCAAGGGCATCAAAATGAAGGACATAAATTTAGAACTACTGATGCATCTGGCAATTTAACCGATAGATTTACAATAACAACGTCAGGAGCTACATCAAATATTGGCCTAAATACTGGAGCATTTTATCTATCGGATGTAAATGCTGGTTTATATAGAGATAACACATATGATGTAATACTTTTACAAAACAACTCATCTGGAAATCCATTGTATATGGCTGGAGCTGGAAATGTGGTGGTTTCTATTGATAGTAATAATAATGAAACTGATAGAAGGTTCATAGTAGGTAGTAATGCAATAAAATCATCAAATGAACTATTCTCAGTAAATGAAAGTGGTGCTGGTTATTTTTCTGGAACTTTAAGGGTTAGTGATAGAGTTGTAGTTGGTGGTAATTTTTCAAATAATCCATATAACGCAGTAGGTTCTACTAGATTACATTTTGGTGGAGGTGATAATGATGCAAATGTGAATTATTACATAGGTACTAACTTAGAAAACTATGGAGGTAACTATACTAAATTAGATTTAAGATGGCATACTGGTATCCGTATGGGTGCTCAACCTAGTTATGGTGGTATTCGTATCTTTAATAATGAAGATTTAGGTTCTCGTATTGCATCATTCGGTGAAACTGATTCACACGTAAGAATTGATAATATACTCTTTGTAAACAATTCGATTTATTCACCAATATACTATGATAGTGTAGATTCAACCTACAGAATTGATGGTGATGGCCTTTCTACTCTTTATAGATTAAGAGTTGGAGGAAGTATATCAACTAATACTTCTAATGGTGCTAATATATTTGGTATGAAATCCGAAAGTGGTAAGTATTTTACACAAAATCCATTTGGACAAGATGGTGGATATACTTGGCCATCAACATCATACATTACATCTAATAGTAATTCAGCAATAGGTAATATAACATTTAGAGGGACTGGAATATATCAAGGTCATATTGGGCCAGAATTTATTCCAGTAGATTCATCTAAAACATATAAAGTATCAGTATGGATTAGAACTGTAAGTGGTTCACCACTTTGTTATCTTTCCCATAGACAATATTATTGGGATTATTCGCCAGGAAATCCTGGTAATGGTGGTTGGGGTAATCCTTATTGGTGGGTAGGTGTACCATCTACTTCTTGGACTGAATATTCAATGACAATTGGACCTGCTGGTAGTAATGCAGATTATACTCATATGAGTGGCGTGAAATTTATGAGACCAGGATGGTTACATAACTACACTGGTGATGGAAGTGCTGTAGCTGAATTCGTAGGATGGAAAATAGAAGAGGTTGATAATAGGTTAGCAGCTAATTCAACTATTATGGGTAACTTCTTTGCTGACCAATGGACAGATAGAACAAATGGCGGATATTATATAAACTTAGAGGGTTCTTCAAATATTTACAACTTAAATGCAAACAATTTAACTATTGGTGGAGCACAAGTTTGGTACAATAGTGGTGGTTGGATGGGTGATTTGGCATCTTATGGTTTTACTAGAAGATGGGGATTGCAATTTGGTGCTGGTGCTGAATTTGTAATATTAGATAAAAGTGGACAAGGTTACACATTAGTTGATGGTTCTTACTACGCATATGAAGCAGGAGGATTTTATTCATCCCATAATTCGGCAGGAAATACATTATTAGGATTTAACGCAGATACTACATCATCGGTAAGATTTAATACTACGGTTAAGACAAGTAACGCATTATGGAATAATTATTTCCAAGATACCGGTGGTGCTTTTTTGTACAGAGTTGGAAGTACTTCTGGTACATCAAGACACTTAAATCTTTCTGATTCAACTACTGACCCATGCTGTGCACCAGCAGGACAATCTGGTATAACTTGGGGACAACGTGGAGATAGTCAACCATATTATATAATTCACACTAGATATGGTGAAAACTTTAATGGTAACTATCAAAAACTCACTTTAGGATGGCACACAGGTATTCATATTGGAGCTAACCCTTATTATGGCGGTACAAACTTCTATGGTGAAGCACCGGGTCTAGGTGGTGGATTACTTTTTTCTGTAGGTAGAGGTGATAGTAATATTAGGACGTATAATACGCATTTTGCCGATATGTTTCGTGATATTAATGACTCTACATTTTATTTCAGAGGTAATGATAGTGGTATTGCGTTAAGAACTAGAGGTGAAATACACGCTGGTACAGCAAACGCAAGAAATGGTGGTGTTGCCTTTGTAGCAAACGATGGTTCAATATTAGTAAGAGCGCAAGGTGATAACTTCCATAAGATTTGGTACTATGATGGTATTGCATTTGGTACAAATTTAGGACATGGACACTTCCGTTTCTATGGTGAATCGAACACACAAAGAAATAATGGTAGTGGAGGTAATAACTTATGGTTTGATATTGATGCAACAAATGGTAATACATTTAACTATGGTTCATTACGTTCACCAATTTATTATGATGTATATAATACTGCATATAGAATAGATGCAGATGGTGATTCTCGTCTTTGGAATTTAGGTGTTGGTTATGAATTGCCGGAAAAAAAGTTACATGTAATTGGTGACCACGGAAATACAGCATTAAGATTAACTATACCATCTTACAACAATGGTACTGGACAAAGAATAAGTATGCAAATGTGGGTATCTGAACCTGGTAACACTTGGAATTGGGGAGGATTTGGATATAATGTTGATAATAACTTAAATAGTGGTGGTGGTGCATATTACTTTGGTAGACCAAATACTAACTATGGACAGGCGTATATGAGATTTAGTGAAGGTGGTGATTTATATTTTTATAATACAAACACATCTGGTACTAGATACTCTACAATGGACATGTATTCTAGTAATTACATATATGTTCACAACTATATTACTGCAGGTAGTTCATTAAGAGCACCAATATTTTATGACTCAAATGATACCGGATATTATTTAGACCCTAATGGTGTAGATAATCAGGGATTACGAATGAGAGGTGGTGTATTACATGGACCTAACTGGAGTTGGGGTAAATATCTAAGAGTTGGAACTAATGGTAGAATTGATGGTAATCCATCTGTTGCAACAACAAATGGTAACTTACACATTGATAATGAAAATGGATATGAATTATATCTTAACCACTATTCTGGTAATAGAACTTATACATATGAGTTTAGACCTACATTTATTTATGACCAAAATGATACTACATTCTATTTAGACCCTAATGGTGATAGTAGAATTAGAAACCTTTATATTTGGTATGGTAATAGTATAATCAACTATTCATATAATAATGGTGGTGCATATGCTATGAACAATAACTCAACCTATTGGGGATTGATGTTAAACGTATCGCCAAATGACTGGAGATTAGGATATGGTGGTACTGGTTCAATTGTTGGTTGGAACTTACGTTGGGATAATGGTAGTACAGCTTGGGCAAATGGAGCATTTCAATCCCCAATATATTATGATGCAAATGATACTGGATATTATTTAGACTTAAACTCAACTTCTGATTCAGCATTAAGAATTAGAGGTGGTGCATTACATGGACCTAATCCATCTTGGGGAGCATATTTGTGGGTTGGTTCAAATGGTAGACCTAATAGTTGGGCATCTGTGGCAGCAACAAATGGTAACCTACATTTAGATTGCCAAAACGGATATGAAACATACATTAATCACTATTCTGGAAATAGAACTTTTTTGTACGAAACACGTCTAAATATAATGTACGATAGAGATGATTCGTATTATTATTGGGATGGTAATACGTGGTCTAGAATGTGGGGATTGGGACTATTCTATTTAAGAAATAACTATGATGTAAGTGTAAGCCATCCATTTGGTATGTCATTTTCAACCGATGTTGGATGTCAACCGGCATATGCAATTTATAGAGAGTGTGGTGGATGGAGTTATCCTTATCCAGATTTGCATATTGCATTCCATACAGGTATAAAAATGGGAGCAAATTCAAGTTATCAAGGAATGCGTTTCTATAATGATTATTATTGGCCTTCTCTTCTTTTCCAAATCAACGGTAGTTCTGAATATTTCTTTAAATATCGTTGGATGTTCACAACCGAATCTGGATTCTACTCCAATTATAATGGTGCACACTGGTATCCAAACTATGGTTCATCTTATGGTGCATGGAGGACTGATGGTAATAGAAATGGTTGGTATGGTATAAGCATAGGTACTGGTAATAATCCACATGTAATGTTCGATGGTAGTGGTAATGGTGGTATGTATGTTGAAGGATATGGTAGATGGTTATATTACCATTACTTACCTTATAACTGTATTGGTATTAATACTTCTGCAACATCACCATCATATGGTATGTATGTTAGTAGAGGTATATATGCTACTGAAAACATTGTAGCGTATTCTGATAGACGTGCAAAAGAAAATATAATAACTATTGATTCTGCATTAGATAAATTACTTCAAATGAGAGGTGTCTACTATAATAGAATTGATGATAAAACTAAGAAAAGACAAATAGGTGTAATTGCACAAGAAGTTGATGAAGTTCTTCCTGAAGTGGTAACATATTGTGATGTTAATGATGAATATGGTGTTGCTTATGGTAACTTAGCTGGTTTATTTATTGAATCTATAAAAGACCAACAAAAAATTATTGATAAACAAACACAAGAGATAGATTCACTAAGATTAGAATTACAAAAAATTAAAGATTTTATATTTAATAATAAAGGATAAAATATGGCATTGATAAGAGATTATGAATTACCTGGTACGGGATTAGTTGTTCCAAACGCATATCATGTAGTAACAAATGTAAAAATTGAAAAAAGAGCAATAGATTTACCAGGACCTCCGGATACTTCAAGACCAAATGGTGTAACAGCAAATAGTCAAGAAATAGGTAAAGAAGTTTATTGGAAAGCGGGATATATTGGCGAGATTGCAGTTACAATTTGGAAAGATAAAGCAGCAAGAGAATCTGGCGCAAAACCAGTAGGATTTATAGGTCTAAACCCATCAGATAATCAGTATGGTGTAAATATTGGAACAGAAGGAATGGACCATCATTGTAAATTCTTTTTAGAAGTTCCATCTGAATTAAATCACTTAGAGCAAGCATATAGACATCTTCTTACAACAGAATATTATATTGGTTCTGAAGAAGATTAAATAATTTACAAAAAAATGATATTTATTAAAAAGAAATAATATGGGATATACATACGAATGGAAATTAGTAGGTTTAAGAAAACAAAATTCTCCTAATTTAGAAAATGTTGTCATAGGCACTAATTGGAAAGTAATAAGAACTGATGAGGATGGGATTACAGGTGAATTTGTTGGTGCAACACCATTTGAAGTAAAAAATGTAAATACAGCTAGTTTTACTAATTATCACGAACTTTCCGAAGAACAAGTTTTAGGTTGGGTAAAAAATAGGGTTAGTGGTTCGGCACCTACAGCTTATTGGGACCACATTACAAGCGTAATAGATAAAGAAATTTATGCTAAGAAGTATCATAGAGTTATGGTAATGGAAACTGATTTACCTTGGAATCCATTATCTGGAAGTAACGCTTATGGAGTTGACCCACAACCAGTCTAATAAATTTACTAAAAAAAAATAGTAATAATATCCAAAACTCAGTTTGTATTAAATTTGTGTTTTGGATATTTTGTTTATATTTATATGTGTATTTTTACATTAAATAACAAATACAAACTTAAAATACAAATCGGAGAAATAAAATGGCAGAAAGAATCGTATCACCTGGCGTTTTTACAAGAGAAAATGATTTATCCTTCTTAGCACAAGGAGTAGGTGAAATTGGAGCAGCATTTATAGGGCCTTTTAAGCAAGGACCTGCATTTGTTCCAACTATTGTAAGAACACAATCAGAATTCGAAGAAATATTCGGAACACCTGATGGAACATATTATACAGAATATGCTGTGCAAAGGTATTTGCAAGAAGCTGGAGTAGCAACAATTGTAAGAGTTGGTGGAATTGGTGGTTATCATCAAGTTGCACCAATTGGTATTTTTGCATCCGGTGGACTTGTTGGAGAAAAACTTATAGGAGTTTTATATTCAACTGATAATGGAGATAATAGTTATGGGTTTGGTACTGCAGCAATCAGTACAATAGCACCAGGTGCAACATCTGGTTCTTTTGTAGTATCTGCATCGTTTGGAACTTCAGGTGGAGTTTTAGGTCAAATATCTTCATCTATTTTACCAAGAGATACTAATGACCTTTCTGATGTATTTGGTGAATCTCCATTTGGTCCAAAATTTGCATACACCTATTTATATTTTGAACATGAAGCATCTGCATCATTTACAAATACTACAACCGATGCAAATTCAAATGGTACAAGAATTAGTACAGAAGCTATTCCTACTCAAGAATATGGAGATATAAGCTCCGCTGAAACTCCATTTGTAAAATCTCAAATTGTAAATGGTGAAAGATATGACCTATTTAAGTTTGTTACTTTGGGGCAAGGAACTCCATATAATACCAAATTTAAAGTTGGTATATCCAATGTAAAAGCAGCAGGTGAAGATGGAGCAACTGATTATTCTACATTCACAATTACTGTTAGAGGATTTGGTGATACCGATAAAAGAAAAATAGTTTTAGAAACATTTAATAATGTAAACTT